ATCCGCGGTGCTTGAAGGGCGATTGCGGACCAGGCGTTACCTATAGCCCCATGAATTTCCAAAGAGGGAGGGCCTTCGGGTCCTCCCTCTTTGCGTTGTGGCGAATCATGCTAGCCGGAACCGCCTGCTCCGGGGTGACAAATTACGAGATTCTCGCAAATTCAGCTCGCCCTCAACCTGAGGTTGACAGTCGCCACGCATAGCCCTCGACCTGAACTAGATGTCCTTGCCCCTCGCCTCTTCGGAGACGGGGGGTTTTTCATGGTCTGCGGTCAGACGATTTCCTCGCTGACGACGAAGGATTGCGGGACAGTGGCGATCGCAGGCCCGATTACGCAACGATCCCCGCTTTCGATCCCCATTGGACTCTCCGGCAAGGAACCTTTAGCCCAAACTTCAATCGTGTGAGGACCCGCGGGGAGCCCAGGAAACAGGACTGTCGAAGCTATGCTGGCCGGCACGGGGCCGCCGAAGACTTCTCCTCCCCCAGCGGGGCTCTTTTGGCCGTCCACACGAATCTGGAAGACGCAGCCGCCCGCTTCTCCCTCGTTCCTTCCCTGGACAGATCCGGTCCATTCGATCTTGACGATTGAGTTGGGATCTTCCTTCGTAAACGGGCCGATGACGGCGAGCTGCGTGAGGTCGCTGGGCGGAGGCTGCAGCTGTGCGGCACCGCTCTGCAGATCTGCCGGCGCTGGCAAGGAAAGGTTCGACGGCTGGACCTGCCCACTGCCAATGTCGCTGGTCTTGATCGTCGAGGCTTTGATATCCGCCGAACGAACCCCTGAGTTGGCGATGTCGACGCTCTTCACCGAACCGTTCTTGATGTCGTTCGAGGTGACCAGGATGCTGGCGGCCTGGGCGCCGACCCCGGTCAGGGCGACCACCAGTGCCACCGTCGCCGCGATTGCCGCATAGTTGTCTCGGATTCTCTTCAAGGCGCCTCCTCTTAGTTGCCCAATGTGATCTCGACCTTAGCCTGGCCGCGCCCCACCCAAAAAGCTCCACCCCAAAAATTGGCGCGATCGACTAGCCCGATATCTGAAAGCTCATTGCAGGGACCGCCGCTGGCGGCGATGATCGCGGCCATCTGAATCGCTCCAACGACCGCCGCCCCAGTCCGGCAGGGGGTTCTCGATCCAGTGGAGGTGCGTGTCGTCCGTTGATGTAAGACAAAAGGGGAGCACCGGGAAGGCTGGGGGCATGCGGTAGCGGTGCTCGGCGGGGTCAAACGAGAGCGGCTGCTGGTGATCGCCTACCTGGCCCTGTGCGGCCTCCAGGACCATGGGCCCGAGCCCTCCGAGCTCAGGCTTGCTCGGCTTCATCTTCAGCGCCACCTCGATCCTCCGGGGGGATCAGATCCCGCGGGCGGGGGGCGGCGGGCTCGTCACCTTCGCCTGATTCGATAGAACGCCAGCCCTCCCAGCCCTGCTCGAGGAACCACATCGGGACGGTGCAGATCTCCGCGATCGCCAAAAGCTCTGACCGCTTTGGCCTGCGTTGCCCGAGCTCGATCAGCTTGTAGGTCTTATCGCTCATCTCAAGGCGCTCGGCCACACCTGGCTGCGAGAGCCGTGCGAAGGCCCGTGCTGCGCGGATGCGCTTCACCAGCTCGTCCACGAGGCAACCATAAACGCCCATTTTGGGGGCTAGCGGGTACTGTTTGCATCTAACGGGAGTCTGTGTTACGTTTTTCGGGAAGTGACGACACCAACCGTCACCCCCGTTTCGAAGATCCGGTCGCGGCGGCCGCGACCGCGGAATCTGACCTTGGTCAAACTTCGCATCAACGCGGGCCTCTCCCCCAACGAGCTCGGAATACAGGCCGGAGTTAGCGGCAAGACAATCCGCGATGCCGAGGAGGGCCGAACGGTTCCCCTCCCTCGGACCCAGTTCGCGATCGCCCGCGTCTTCGACCGCCTCCCCACCGAGATCTGGCCCCTGAACGGAGGCGGCCGCGAATGATGCCCCCCGCCGTCAATCTGACGAAGGAGCGGCGGAACCGCGGGCTCTCGAAGGCCGCCGCCGCCCGCGCCGCCGGTGTCGCCCCCAGCGTCTGGGGACGGGCCGAGGCCGGCGAGCCGATGTCCGCGCGGAACGCCTTCAAGATCGCCCGCTTCCTCGGCTACGAGGTCACCGACATCTGGCCGATCGACGACACGGAGACCGCCGCGGCCTGATGCTCGAGACGGTCCTCGACATCACGATCAAGTTCCTGGTCTTCGCCGCGATCGTCGACGTCGTCCTCGGCATCTACATCTTCGCCTGCTTCAGACACGACCGCCGAAAGCGCCGACGACAGGAAGCTGAGCTCGACCATCACGTCCGCACAGCCCCGGTCGCTGACCGCCGGATCGCCGCGATGGGTGCCTCACCTCCCCCGCCCGAGCCACACCTCGGCAAGCGGAGACTGCCATGAAGTGCCGGCAGTGCGGCTGCACCGATGCCCGAGCCTGCACTCGCCGCGGCGGCTCAACCCCGACCGAAACCTGCGAGTGGGTGAAGCCCGGCCTCTGCTCCGCCTGCAGCCCTGACGCCGTCCCCGGCTGGAAACACCCGACCTCGGATCCCTACGCCGGCCTCTCCTCCCTGATGCAGCAGCCCCCGGGGGACAGATAGGTGGAGGCGACCAGCATCCCCGACCCCTGCCTCACCCTCGAGGAGGCCGAGGCGCTGCAGGTGATTCATCCCAGCCGGGCGGTGCGCCAGCTCCAGAACAGCGCCCGGGCGAAGCTGCGCGCCGCTCGCTTTCAGCCGCCTCCCGACCCGACCCGGGAAGACCGACTCGATAGCGCGCTGACGACGATCGCCGATCCCGGTGAGCGGGAGAAGCGAAATGGCGTCGAGTTCTCCGATTGGGCGCAGAGCACGGCGCGCACGGCCATGAAGGAGCAGGCATGAAGCTCGCCGATCTGCGCCCCGGCGACCAAGTCGAGGTCAACATCCGCGGCCGGCAGGGCCGCGCCCGGATCACCGGCAACCCTGCCGGTCCCGGCCGGATCTCGATCGAGCCGATGTCGAAGGGCATTGCCGGCTTCTTCTCCGTCAAGGCCAGCCAGGTCCGGCGGGTGCTTCGCGATAGCGCGCAGCTGATGCTCCTGGGGGGCGAGCTGTGAAGTCCGAGGCCCAGATCACCCAGGAGCGCAAGGCGTGGGCCCGCGGGCTCTTCGTCCCCGCCCTGCACCGGCACGACTTCATCAAGGACATGCCCCACGTCCCACAGCTGGTCCAGGACCGCGTCAACGAGGCACTCCTGGACGGTCTGGCGATCGCCGAGGAGTGGGGCGTCATCGGCGAGGTCGTCGCAGAGGAGGCCGCAGGATGAGCGTCCAGGCGCTCGGAGCCGTGCTCGACCATTCGGAGTCGACGAAGGGGACGCGGCTCACCGCGGTCTCGCTCGGCAACCACGCCGACAAATACGGCATCGTCTTCCTCTCGAAGCGGCTCATCGCCGAGGAGGCGAAGCTGAGCGTCCGAGCGGTGACCGATTGCCTGGGCGTGCTCCGCGAGGACCTGGGCGAGCTGATCGTGGTCGTCACGGCCCACCCCGGCCAGCATCGCCCGCCGCTCTACTACCTCCGCCTGCCGGGGATGAGCGGCATCCTCGACCCCGACCACCCGTACTTCCAGATCTTCGGCTCTAGTGCAGATCTTGCACCAGGGTGGGGTGCAGATTCTTCACCAGCCCCCGATGCAGAGCCTTCCCCAGAGGCTGGTGCAGATTCTTCACCAGGACCTGGTGAAGCTAGCGGGGGGGGCCTGGTGAAGAAAGGCGCACCCCGTCTATATAGGGAACCGTCCTTTAACCAACAACAACCCCCTGTAGTCCCCCAGGAGGGGGACACCGATCTTTCTCGCCAGCTCTTCGATTTCTGGAAGCAGCTGACAGGCCGGAACGGCTCGACGCAATTCACCCCGAAACGGCGCAAGGCGACCAAGGCCCGCCTCCAGGACTCGACCCTTGACGAGCTCCGCGCCGCGATCGCCGGCTGCGCCGCCTCGGACTGGCACCAGAAGCGCGGCAAGCATGCGAACCGCGACGGCAAGATCGAGGACGACCTCGCCCTGATCTTCCGCAACCGCGACAACGTCGAACGTTTCGCGAAGATGGCACCGGGCGACACTCCGACCGCCCCGTCGGCGCCGATCACTGACCTCGAGAAGGCGGTCGCGGTTTGGGATGAGGCGAAGAAGGTGATCGCAAGCTCGATCCCGGAGTCGACCTTCAACCTCTGGATCGCCCCGCTCGAGGCGGCCGGAGAGCGCGACGGCCACCTGGTGCTCATCGACTCCCAGGGCTCGGGGGGCTGGACCTCCCGCTACAGCGCCCTGATCCGCGAAGCGCTCGAAGCGGGCGACTCCGGTTACACAACGATCGAGCTGATCGACGAGAAGACGTTGGAGCTCGAGGCGGCATGACCGTGGCCGACCTCGCGGTGCCAGACCTCGGCCCGGAAGTCCTCGCCAAGATGAACGGCTCCTGCCCGCTTTGCCCCGAGCCGATCCTCGCCGGCGAGTCCTACATCCGCAAGGCAGGGTCGCTCGGTTTCGTGCATGCGATCTGCGCAATTGGCTACGTCCATGTGCTCGAGGAGCACGACTACGACGGCGCCAATGGCGCCAGCGAGGAGAGCTAGATGCCCACGGCAACCCAACCGCTGCGTGCCTACCACGGCGAGCAGGCCACCAAGGACGTACTCCTGGCGAACATCGCCGCCCATGAGGAGACCGACGCCATCGTGCAGGGCACGTACGGCCGCAAGGCCAATGGTCACTTCGAACGGTGCGCGGTGGGCTGCTCAGTCCATTCCGCAGCGACGGCCGAGCAGCGCACGACGGACGACCTTCATGCGCTCTACCCGGAGCTGTTCGGCCTCCCCAAGTGGCTCGCCCACCTAGAGGACAAGATCTTCGAGGGCCTGCCGAAGGAGAAAGCCGCCGAGTGGCCACGTCGCTTCGCTGAGGCTATCCCGGTCGGTGCCGACTTCGACGGCCTGGCCGATCGCCTCGCCATCCGGCGGCTGAAGGAGGAGTGCTTGCCCCTCAGCGGCCAGTGGCCGGAGTCGATCCGAGGTGAGGTGGTCGCCGCCATCGAGAAGGTCATCGCTGCGCTCGAAGGTAAGCAAAACGTGTCGGCGGCGGAGTCGGCGGCGGAGTCGGCGGCGGAGTCGGCGGAGTCGGCGGCGGAGTCGGCGGCGGAGTCGGCGGCGCGGTCGGCGGAGTCGGCGGCGTGGTCGGCGGCGCGGTCGGCGTGGTCGGCGGAGTCGGCGGCGTCGGCGGAGTCGGCGGCGTCGGCGGAGTCGGCGGCGTGGTCGGCGGCGCGGTCGGCGGAGTCGGCGGAGTCGGCGGCGTCGGCGGAGTCGGCGGCGTGGTCGGCGGAGTCGGCGGAGTCGGCGGAGTCGGCGGAGTGGTCGGCGGCGCGGTCGGCGGAGTCGGCGGAGTCGGCGGCGTTCGAACGAGAGGCCGATCGCCTCATTGCCGAGCTGGAAGCTCTCCCGGTTCCCACGGCGGTCGCGTGAAACGTTCGCAGGCCTTTCTTGCCGCGGAGCGCGCCCGGCGGTCACGGCCGCTGGCCACTCCGCGGCAGCGCAGCTGCATCGCTGCGCTCTCCCGCGAGGCCGGGATCGAGGTCCCGAAGGTCCACTGGGCCCGCGATGCCTCGGACGCGATCGACCGGCTTAAGTCGATCCTGCGCGAACCGATGCTGGAGGGCTTCGGCAGGTGACCGACCGCGTCTCCCGCCTCTTCCCGCATGGGCCGATGCCTTTCCAGATCCGCTGGCTCCAAGAGGGCCGCTATCGCTGCGCGTCGACCTACTCGCGCGAGACCGCTGACAAAATCTTCGACGACCTCCGAGTCGCCCGGATGGCTCCGGTGATGTGGCTCGGCGGCATGGTCGTCAGGGACCTGGTCGTCGCCGAGATCGCAGTCGAGGAGCCGGTGTGAACGACGAGGCCCGCAAGAGCTTCGAGTTCACCCTCGCCCAGATCATGTACGAGCGGACCGGCTCACGCTGGAAAGTCGAACGGAAGCGGAGTCCAACGCGCGCCGCTGCGCGGGAGCTCCGGCGCCTCTCCGCGCCAGCAGAGGTGGGTTCTCGACGCGGCATCCCTGCCCCTCCGGACAAACACGCAGTCAAGAGCTGACGCGAGGAGACGACGGCGCTCGTGAAGATCCAGGTCTGGCCAGATCTCCCAGATGTCGGCCTTCGGCAAGGCGATCTGCTTTCCGGTGGCATCGGCGAGCACCCCGCGGGCGGCGTCGACGGCCTCCTGGCGGGAACCAACGAGCTCGAGGTAGCGGGCGGAGTCCGAGCCCAGCGCTTCGGCGAGACGGGTGTCGAGCGTGGCATCGAGCTCGGTCTCCGCGGCGAGCAGGGCTGCTTCGGCTTCCTCGACCTCCTTCGACCCCTCCAGCTGCGCGAGCCGGTAGCCCGCAATGTGCTTGCGGAACTCCTCGAGCACCAGCCCGTCGATCAGGTGCGCCGAGATCGTCGCTGGCGACGGACAGCGCTCGGTAGTTTCGGCCCTTGTCGCCTTGCAGCGGTACTCGAGCCGATCCTCGCCGGCGTTTTTGTTCATCGAGGCCTTCATCGCATACCGGCAGCCGGCGCAGCGCAAGAGCCCGGAGAGCAGACCGGCAGACCTGCCGCTTCGGGCCGGCACCACTCCCCTCACCGCGTTGGCCGCCTCGAAGAGCGAGCGACTGACCAGCGGCTCATGCGCCTGCCGATTGACGAGGCCCTGACCGCCGTTGACCTCGCCCAGGTAGACCCGATTTCGGATCAGGGCCCGGACGGCGGGGATGCTGATCGGGCGCCCGAGCTCCTCGGAGAGCCAGGCCGCGATCCTCGACCAGGACTCCTTACCTGCCCGCTTTCCGAAGAGGTCCCGGATCAGATCATGCCGAATCGTCGGATCGCGCTCGAGTCGCCCGTCCTCGCGCTTGCGCAGCCCGGCCGGGACATAGCCGCCGACGAAGGTGCCGCGCTCGACGGCGAAGCTGCGGGCGGTGTACCAGCGCTCCCCCTTCTGCCGACTCTGCAGCCGAGCCAGGCCCAGGAGGAGCGTCAGCCCGAACTCCCCAAACGGCGTCGTCGGGTCCAGGCCGTAGTCCAGCGCCGCGAAGCTGCCGCCCTGGCTGTCGATCCACTCGATCAGCTTCAGGGCATCGCCGACGTCGGCGCGAGAGAAGCGGTCGATGTAGGCGACCGCGATGCCGCCGGTTTCGCCCCGCTCGATCCGGGCGAGGATTCGGTCGAGCCCGGGCCGTTCCAGGATCTTGCCGGTCCGATCGAGGTCGGTCTCCCAGTTGGCGATCGTCACCCCGCGCAGCTTCGCCCAGCCCTCGATTTTCGAACGTTGGTCCTCCGGAGAGATGAAGCGCTCACCCGCATCCTTCCGTTTGCCGACCTTGGAGACACGGATATAGCCGTCCAGCTGCATACGCCCCTAGCTTATGAGACTCGAAGAAGTCCGATAGCTAGGGCGGTAACGCCCGATCTCGCCCCGGAAGCACCCTACATCGAGGGCCCCGACGGATCCATGGGGGCGGCGTAAATGGTCGCCGTCAGCGACACCTTCCTCAACGAGCTCGAGGAGATCGACGCGGACCTGGTCACGGTCCGAAAGCGCCTCACCGCCCTCCATGACCTAGCCGTCTATGAGGAACTCCGGGTCGAAGCAATCACCCGGATCGAGCGCAAAGCCAACACGATCGACTTGATCCGCAACCACCTCGGCGAGGTACCCGAGCTCGCCATGCCACAGGGGGCGAGCAGATGACCGCCCTGATTTCGGATTGCGGGCGCTACCGCTATACGCTCGATCGCGAGTGGATGATGGGCGAGGGCACTTGCCTGTTCGTGATGCTCAATCCATCGACCGCGGACGCGATCGAAGACGACCCGACGATCGGTAGGTGCATCAAGTTCGCGCAGCGTTGGGGCTTTCAGCGCCTCGAAGTCGTGAATCTGTTCGCCCTTCGATCGACCGATCCGAACGGCTTGCTGACGGCCGACGATCCGGTAGGGCCTCTCAACGATCACACGCTCGAAGGGGCGCTGATCGCCGCCGGCCAAGCGATCGCCGCATGGGGGGCGTCGGTGCGGAAGATCACGAATCGGCGGCAAGCCGAGGTCCTCTCGATGTGCAAGCGACTTGGGACCCAGCTCGACTGCCTCGGCACGACAGAGGAGGGGTTTCCACGACATCCACTCGCTCGGGGGAAGCATCGAGTTCCCGACGATTTCGAGCCGGTGCCATTCGTCTACTACGCCCTGGGGGCGAGCCGGTGAAGCGCCGGCCGCCTCCACCCGAGCTCACCAGCGCCTTCTACGAGAAGGGCTATGCCGTCCACGGCCGTCGCTGCTGGCTACGGCAATTCGACGAGCACAACAAGTCCTGCAGCGAGCGCTTCGAAGTCATCCACCTGATCGGCCGCATGCGGATCCGGGAGATCCTGCGCCCGCAGCTGATGGACCTGCCCCGCGGGCTGCCGATCGACGAGCTCACGCGCTCCGACGTCGACGACCTGGTCGAGCTCTGCGAATGGGACATCCGCAACGTCGGCGGCCTCGGCTGCGAGGGCCACCACCGACGCTTCGACAACGCGCTGACGCCGCCGCTGCGAGTGCCAGCCGAGGTCCTGGTCCCCGAACAGATCGCCTTCATCGACGACTGGGGCTTCGAGATCGAGGCGATGCGCCGCTTCGACGACTTCGACACCGCCGTGCTCGCCGCCGGCGACCGGCCGGTTTCGGCAGGTACTGCCTCCGTCGGTGGCGAGCAGGGCGGTGGGGAGATGGCAGCATGAGGATCGAGCTCGGCACCGAAATCGCGGAGATCCTCAACCGCATCCCTGAGGCCCGTTGGGATCGCTTCATCGACAACGACGACGAGATCGTTGTCTACGGGTGGCTCGAGCGCGAGGACCGCCACGCCGACTTCCTTCTGATCATCTTCGGCCTTAACGCCTATCAGGCCGTCAGCTGGTACCAGGCTGTCACCTCGAGCGCCGCCCTGAGCCAGTCGATTGCCGAACGGCTCGTCGGCCGCGAGGTCAAGCACGTGCACGTGCCCTGTCAGCGGGTCGACGAGCACCTCGGCGACCTGGTGCCGAACACGACGACAGCGGGTGCGTCGAAGTGAGCTTCGGCCCCCGCCACAACACCGAGGACGAGTACGGCCAGCAGATCGAGGTCGACGTCGAGATGGGGCACGGCGTGGTCTACCTGGGCTGGGACGAAGACGAACCGGACGGGCGCAACCGCGACGTGCTGTCGAAACTCACGCCCGATCAGGCTGACGGAGTCGCCGACCAGCTGCGCGAGGCCGCCACCGAGGCCCGGAAATACGGGAGCGATTCGTGATCTGGCGTCCCTTCAAGCTCTTCCTCGAGAAGCCGGGCAAGCGCAGGGCCGGGGGCCTTGGGCCAGTGTCCCCCGACCCTGCCATGCCTGGGCGTACCGGCAGCTCTGCCGGTGGCCTTGACGAGCCCTGGATCAAGACCATCCAGGCGTTCCGGCCAGAGGCCGGCGATCGCTTCGTGATCACGACGAAGGATCGCCTCAGTGAGGCGCAGATCACGCGGATCAGGGACCAGTTCGCCGATTTCCTCCCGGACGGGTGCAAGGTGGCAGTGCTCACTGACGGTCTCCAGCTGGAGCTGATCGACGCAGCCCTCTTCCCATTGCTGATGGGGGCTTGCTTTGGCTGACGTCGTCGTCACTGTCCCGAAGGCGCGCTGGCCTGACTGGCTCCTCGAGGGCGAGTTGCCCGGGCAGGAGCGATGGGCCTGCTTCTTTTGCCCTCCTTATGGCACCTGCGAGATCTGCGAAGGGACCGGCGAGCTCACGTCCGGCGATACCCGCTGGCACTTCTACCTCGGCGGCAACCCTCCGAAGGACATTGCCATCGGCGATCGCGTCTACGTCGTCGCCCACGGTCAGCTGCGCGGCTATTCGCCTCTCCTTCGAGTTGAGGTTGACCCTGAGCCCTACGCCAACGGCTTCGCCTTCATCCGCGGTGGCGGCGCCGAGGCCCTGACCATCCCCGACTCGATCCGGGGCTTCCAAGGCTGGCGCTACCGCTGGTGGGAACGCTCCGACGAGATCCCCTTCCCCGACTGGCAGGAGGCCGGCGTTGGCTGAGCCTCGATCTAACGAAAGGACCCCAGCATGAGCGCAGCCAATGGCGGCCGAGGAGAGCCGCCTATCCCACCCGAGGGCCACGGACCCCCGCAGGAGGTCCCGATCTCCAAGGAGATCATCCAACCGTCGCAGGCAACCAGCTGCCAGCGGACCGCAAACGGGGCGAGGCTCAGCTTCGTCGTCATCGAGAACGGCGAGGTGGTCCAGCACACCTACAGCATCGGCGAGCCGGGGAAGAAGCTGATCCTCGAGGAGCTGAGCGGGGGGCTGACGCTGCCATGAAGCAGAGAAGCGCCGAGGTTGAGCTGCGCGAACGGATCGCCTCGGCGCTCGTCGACCTGGTGGCCGAGCGGGAGCCGATCGAGCGCAAGGACCTCCTCCATCTCCTCCTCGAGCAGATCCCCGAGGCGACCAAGAATCAGGTCGAACAGGCGATCACCCACCTCTCCCGCAAGCACCGGCTCGAGCGCTGGGCCGATGGCTACCACACCCCGGGCCTGACCAAGACCGGCGCGATCACCAAAGTCGAGAGGGACGCAGTCACCTGCCTCGGCTCGGGGCGGACAGCCTTGGAAGTGGCCGATGCCGTCGAGGGGATCCGGGACGCGACCTCCGCTCGACTGATCCTCGAAGGCCTCGTTCGCAGGAACGTCCTTCGCCGGCGCGCCGGCGGCCTCTACGAGGCGGCGGAACCCGCCATATGAGCGACAGCGCCGCCCTCAACCTCGAGGCGATCCAGAAGGCGATCGCCCGCCACAACGGCAACTGCGACTCGCCCCTGGTCGAGATCCGCATGGCGCCCTTCGAGGTTGAGCGATTGGGCTGGGACGACTTCCAGGGGATCCCGATCGTCGCCGACGACACCATGCCGACCGGGCGCTTCAACCTCGTCTGCTCCGGCCACGACGACGCCGGCGAGCCGGCTGAGGCGGTAGCCCGCGAGCAGCTGCAGGAGGTCGCGTGAGCGCCCTCGACCAGGTCCTCGCCGCCATCCGCGGCCACCGCTTCAACTACACCAATGAGGACGAGCTGCAGGAGGGCATCGCCGCGGCGATCGCCACTACCGGACTCGACGTCGACCGCGAGGTGATCTTGAGCGAGCGCGACCGGATCGACCTGATGGTCGGGACGATCGGAATCGAGGTCAAGGTCGCCGGCAGCTCTGCCGGTGTTCTCGAACAGCTGCAGCGCTATGCCCAGCACCACGAGATCGAGCAGCTGGTCCTCGTCACCAATAAGTGGCAGCGGCTGCCGGCTGAGGCCGGCGGAAAGCCCCTGACGACCATCTCCCTGGCGACAGCGGGCCTGTGAACCTCGGCATCGTCAAACATCTGGCGCCCGCCTTCGCCGACAACGGCCCGTCCCAGTGGGAGATCAAGGCTCGGCCAGACGTGATGATGCGCCTGAAGAAGGCTCTACCCAAGGTCGAGGTCCGGCGCGCCGGTTCCGTCCTTCTCAGTGACACGCCGGAGAACGCGCGGGAGATCACCTGGATCCTCGAGCGCTGGGACCTAGAGCTGACCGACGCGGACCGCGGCTATCTGGAGCGGCGCACGACCGAGCACTTCGACCACAAGGCGGCGGTCACCCGAATCCTCTCCGGCGAGCGCGAATCCGACGACTGGCAGGAGCCGGCCGACCATGTCGACGAGTACCAGTACCAGGCCGCCGAGCTGGCGATGAAGACCGGGGGCCTGATCGTCACCGACGAGCTCGCGATGGGCAAGACCTACACCTCGCTGCTGATGCTGCGCAATCCAGAAGCGCTGCCCGCGCTGATCGTCGTGCAATCCCACCTCACCCGCCAGTGGCAGAAGCAACTCGAAGAACTCCTGCCCTGGCTCCGCAGCCACATCATCCGCACGGGCGCGGTCTATGACCCGAGCAAAAAACGCGGGATGCACGGCTATCACCCCGACGTCCTGATCAGCACCTACATGAAGCTCGCCGGCTGGGCCGACCACCTGGCGGGCGAGGTCAAAACGGTGATCTTCGACGAGTGCCAGGAGCTGCGCCGCGCCGAGGCGGCGAAGACGACGGCGGCAGGGCAGATCACCGATGGCGCCAAGTTCTGCATGGGGCTGTCCGGCACGCCGGTCTTCAACTTCGGCGGTGAGGCCTACAACATCCTCGACGTGATCCGCCCGGGCTGCCTGGGCGAGCGAGAAGAGTTCGCCCGCGAGTGGGGCGTCTCCAGCGGAGACAAGATCGACACGAAGTTCGAAGGCGGCCACCTCAAGGTGCGGGCGCGCGAGCTTGGTACCTACCTCCACGAAGAAGGCCTGCTGCTGCACCGCACATGGGAGGAGGTCGGCCGCGAGCGGCCTGAACAGGCGCTGAAGATCCCACACACAATCGAAGCCGAAACGGATCTGATCGAGGAGGCGACCAGCGATGCCAAGGCCCTAGCCGAGCTGATCCTGAGCAAGGCCACCACCCAGCAGGAGGTCTTCGCGGCCGAACGGGATCTCGACAACAAGATCCGGCAGGCAACCGGCGTCGCCAAGGCGCCCTATGTGGCCGACTTCGTTCGGATGCTCCTCGAAGGCGAGGAGAAGGTCGTCGTCTGGGCATGGCACCGCGCCGTCTACGCGATCCTCAATGCGGCCCTCGAGGAGTTCAAGCCAATCATGTACACGGGCTCGGAGAGCGACGTCGCCAAGCGCAGAGCCGAGGAGGTCTTCATCAAGGGCGATGCTCGGGTCCTGCTGATGTCCCTTCGCTCGGGTGCCGGACTCGATGGGCTGCAGGAGGCATGCAATACCGGCGTATTCGCCGAGCTCGACTGGGCGCCGCCGATCCACGACCAGTGCCTCGGACGCTTGCCTCGGCCCGGCCAGAAAAAGCCGGTCGTGGGCTACTACCTGCTGACCGAGTCGGGATCCGATCCCGGCCTGGTCGAGCTTCTCGACGTGAAGCGGATGCAAAGCGAACCGATCCGCAATCCGAAGGCCGAGCTCTTCGAACCGACCGCACAAGACCCCAGCGATCGCATCAAGCAGCTCGCTGAATCCGTACTAGAGCGCCGCGCCGTGGAGGTAGCGGCCTGACTGCCAGGAGGCACCGATGAGCAGCCCCACCCTGTCCGTGATCCCAACTTCCAAGATCGCCATTGGCGATGACAACCCGCGAGGGGCGATCGACACCAGCTCGGAGAGCTTCGCCGAGCTCTGCGTCTCGATCAGGGCCAGGGGCATCCTGCAACCCATCCTGGTGGCGCCGGCGAACGGTGATGGCAAGCACAAGTTGATCGCCGGGCACCGCCGCCACGCCGCGGCGCTCGATGTGAAGCTCGCCGAGATGCCGGCGATGGTCATGGACCTGGAAGGGGCCGAGCTGCTCGCCGCGCTCACGGAGAACATCCAGCGCGAGGACCTCGACCCGGTCGCTGAGGCCCAGGCGATCAAGAAGCTCCAGGAGGACCACGGCTTCACGCAGCTCAAAGCTGCCGATGCGCTCGGGAAATCGGAGCGCTGGGTGCGCGATCGCCTGCTCCTCTTGGGCCTGCCCGAGAAGGCGCAGGAGGCCTTCAATTCGGGCGCGCTGCCGCTTGAGTCGCTCCGCGAGGTAAGGAAGATTGCGGAGCAGGCCCCGAGAGCCGCGGAGATGCTCGCTGAGGCCGTCACAGATGTGCCGGAAATCCGGCAGGCGATAGGCGCCGGCGAAGTTGCAGAAGCGCTAGACCGGGCCCTCGAAGAGGCCGACGGCATGGCGGGCGCCGACGAGAAGGCCCCAGCGGGTTGCATGGTCTCAATCGGCTATGGCACGATCGATGTGCGCGAACTCGGCTTTCATGGCATCTCCAATCACGATCTCGCGCGGCTGAAGGACAAGACCGCCCGCGCGGACGCGCTGGCCAAGGAGGTAGACCAATTCGTCGGGCCGCAGGGCTACCTGAGCAGCGGCGATATCGACAGGGATGCAGCCAAGGCGTTCGGCTGCCTGCTCGAGGTCGATGGCCGCGAGTACATCACCGATGCGGCCTGGCTGGCCGATCAGTTCGGCAAATCCCTCGACGAGAAAATCAAGAAGCTCGAAAAGATGCCGAAGAAGGGAGACGCTCCCGCAAAGCCCGGCGCCAGCGACGACGGCGATCCGGCTGCAGCTGAGGAGGCGGCAAAGGCTGAGCGAAAGCGCCAGCGCGAACAGGAGCAAGCAGAGCGCGAGGCCGCTCGGGCGGCGAACCTTGAGCTCGGCCAGCGAGCAGAGAAAGCCTTCCGAGAGCCCGACCTGACGGTTGAGGAGGCGCGGATGCTGGTGCTACTGGCGATCGGCGCCGACGTCGAGGCTGTGGCCGGTCGTGGGCTCATCTATTGCCATCACGACTACCAGGACGAGACCCATCTCAAAAACGGCGGGGTGAAGGTCGCCTACAGATCCGGCAAGTCTGCCGGTGCCGATCTGCTCAATGCACTCGAAAAGGGGAAGACGCCAGAGGCCGTCTTGGCGATGGGAGTGCGGTTGATCCTGCTGGCCGTATTCGCCGATGAGAAAGCCGTTACCAACTCCAACCGGACGCGCTGGCAACCGCGCGGCACCTATGGCGGCGGTCGCCTCTCGGCGCTTGCGCTCAAGATCGCGAAAAAGCGCGGCGTGCTGCCCGACAGCCTCCGCAAGGAGATGGAGGAGCGGGAGCGGGAGCGGGCGGAGGAAGCGAAGATCGAGGTCGAGAGCAACGAAGGCATGGCTCTGGAGCTGGCCGGTAAAAGCCGGGCCAAGCATGGTGCTGGAGCCGTTGAGATCAGGCAAAAGATCTTCAAATGCTCGTTCTCATGCACGTACCTCAGCGTCGCCGAGCTCGACGAGCTCCTGAGCGATCTATCCGAGCGCAAATTCCTCAAGGGCTATGACGGCGATGGTGTCGCCACCTACACGATCACCGCGGCGGGCAAGAAGCGGCTCGAGAAGCTGAAGGCAGCGGAGAAGGAGCGCCAGGCCAGCTGATGCCGGAGGCGGGGCCCGACAAGGCGGGCGTCAGCGAGAGGGCGGCGGTGAGCACTGCCTCCGGTGGTGCAACGGACAAGGAACGCCCTCTCGCTGACGCCCGCACGAAGGAGCAGTTGAGCATCCTCCGTCGCCTAACCGGCCTTCGCGGTGGCCGCTGCAGGCTCGATTTTCTTCATGCCACCAGGGCCGAGGAATCGTGGAAGTGAACGCCGCGGAGGCTGGCGAAATCCTGGGATCTCGGCGGGCCTGGGACGTTGTTCACGCATTTGAGCGAGGAGAGCGCGAGGTCGCGCTGTGGACAAGGCATAGCGATCGCCTGACCCAGGAGGAGAAGCGGGCAGTCGCGGATGGCGAAATGCCGGTGATCGTCCGGCCGCTCGAACCACATTGGAAGGTTGGGGACTGGCTGAAGGTCGTCGAGAACCTCGATCTCAGAGTGACCCTCGTGACCTGGATGCAGCGCGGCTTCTACCGCACCGAGTACGTCGCCCGCGACTTCCGCCCTGCATTCATGCGGCGCGTTCCTCCGGTCACCACCGAGGAACCCGCCTTCGACATCTATGGCGACCCGATCGAGGCGACCAGCCAAGCGATCGAGGCTGCCCGGGCAGATGGCAGCTATAGCCGCTCCTATGGCCTTGCAGTGCCCGACAGCGCCGAGGAAATCGATGCGCCGATGCAGGAGGCCTATGGGCGCCAGGCTCGCCGCAACTTCGGCATCGTGCAGGCCGAGCGCTTGGCGAAGCGCGACATCAGGTCCGTCTCGCAGAAACTGCGCAGGGTCCAGGGTGAGGCGATTCGGAAAGGCATCGACATCTCCTCCGATGTGAAGGAGATCAGGCATCAGGTCGAAGGCCTGGAGCGCAAATTGAGCGAGGCGGCGTGATTCCGTCCGACGGAGGGTTGAATATCTCGCTCGCTGGCCGACCCGCGCAGGCTAAGGCGGCTCAAGGGCATCTATCGGCGTTAAATCGTCTGTGCCCCAAAACGGCTCAGCACCTCCCTGTAGTAACCCGCCCGACATCGACACCCCCTGCCGTCGATGTCGGGAAGCTTCATAGCGCGGTGGAGCAGTTGGTAGCTCGCCAGGCTCATAACCTGGAGGTCGCTGGTTCGAGTCCAGCCCGCGCCATGCTGACGTCGTCTAAGAGGCGCCATACCAATAGGACATGGGGCTTGAAGCTAATCCTTAACCGCCGGATATTGCGGACCGGCGATACCCAGATGCCGGGTGACCAGGGCGGAAGTCCCGGCCGTCAGCGACACAGGGTGTGGGTCTGATGGCGAGGAGGATTTGCCCAGGCCCAAGGCCCGGCATCAAGTGCGGCCGCATCTTCAAACCCGCCTCTCCTCGCCAGTTCCGCTGTAGCGACTGCGAGCCGAAACATCGACGGCGAACCAACCGCAAGCAGTACGACTTTCGAAAGGCGAGAGGACGGCGAACCGGCACATCTGCCGCTTACCGCCGCAACCGAGCGAAGATCCTCGAGGGCAACCCACTGTGTCATTGGGGCTGCGGCCGGGCAGCTACGACCGCCGATCACTTGGTGCCGGTCGTCGAGGGTGGTAGCGACGATCTGGACAACCTAGTGCCGGCATGCAAGTCCTGTAATTCCGGACGAACCCCCCACCGAGGAGCGTGAGCGATGGCGGGTTTTTTGACACCGCAGCATCGTTCACCCCGCAGTCCGGGCTGTGTGAAAAAAAACCGATCCAGGGTTTCGATTTTTGACGGTGACGGCTGCGGCCCTCAAACTCGCCGATGAGCTCGGCGTCGACCTGGAGCAGGTCGAGGGCTCGGGGAAGAACGGCAGGATCATCATCGGGGACGTCCGCGCCGCCGACATTGCCGATGCCGCCGGCATGCCCTCGGAGTTCGTCGGGCGCGAGCGGCGGATCTGGGAGGACGTCGAGCACTACCTTCGCACGAAGGGCCTGTGGAACAAGGTCTACTCGGAGCTGCTCGAGCGCTACATCAGGGCGCTCACCCGCGCTCGGGAAGCTCGCGAAACCGAGGAACAAGAGGGGACGACCGCGGAGGGGTCAACTGGCCAGACCGTCGTCCACCCGGTCGTGAAGATCGCCCGGGATGCCGAACACGATGCCCTCGACCTCGCAAAAGAGCTCCTCATCACCCCGGCGGCGCAGCTCCGCCACGAGAAAGAAGCCGAGCCGGCGGACGACGACGTCCCAGGCGCCGACGCCTCCGAGGCTCTCGGCTTCTGATCTGAAGCTTGCGCCGACGCGAATCAAAAGCGCGAAAGTCCGGCTCGCTCGCTTCGCCACATTCTTCGCCTATATCCCGACCCCCGACGGGGACCCCCAGGAGCTGGAGTGGTTCCAGAAGCTGATCCTGCTTCTCCACTTCGCCGGCGTCAGACACGTCCTGGTCCTGATCCCCAAGAACAACGGGAAGACCTGCCTGCTCGCGGCGCTGGCGATCTTCCACATGTTGACGACGGAGACGCCGCGGGTCTACATCGGCGCCTCGAACGTCAAACAGGCGAAGACGATGTACAACGAGGCGGTCCGGATCGTGAACCTCCGGAAAGCCTGGCGGATGCGACTGATCCCCCGCCCGGGCTACCGGGCGATCCACTTCGCCGGCGGCGAGGCCAAGGGCTCCCTCGAGGTCCTGGCCTCGGACAAACTCGATGCCGGCTCCTTGCAGGGGATCGGCCCGACGCTGGCGATCATCGAGGAGCTCCACGCCCACATCAACAACGCGATCTACACCGCCTGCCGAGGCGGCCTCAACAAGCGCGGCGGTCAGATGCTGAGCATCTCGACGGCGGGCTCTGACAAGGACTCTCTGCTCGGCCGGATTCTCGACAAAGCCCGGCGGATGGCGCACAAGATCGCACGGGATTGCCTCACGCTGGTCCGCTCTGAAGATGGCCAGTTCGCGATGCTCGAATGGTCGGTCGGAGAGAAGGCCGACATCGCCGACATGGCGGTGGTGAAGAAGGCGAACCCAGCGAGCTTCGTCACCGTCGAGGGGTTGAAGGAGGTCTTCGAGGATCCGGAGACCACCACCGCAGATTGGAAGCGCTATCACTGCGGGCTATGGGCGGTGCCGGAGGGTCGCTGGCTCGACGTCGAGAAGGAGTGGGACCCGTTCACCGATCACAAGGCCAAGATCCCCGACGGGGCGACGGTGATTCTCGGCTACGACCATGCGCGCCATCGCGACCACGCTGCACTCGAGGCCCTGTATCCGGATCCGGATCTCGACCTCTCCTCTGAAGAGCCCCGGGGCCTGGTCGTGCCCGTCGAAATGTGGGTGCCGGAGGATGAAGAGAGCGGCGTCGTTCCCTACTGGAAGATCAAGCAGGCGATGCGGGACGCCTGCGAGCGGTGGACGGTCATGGCGATCGGCTACGACAAGCTCGGCGGATTCGCCGAGTCGGCCGAGCAGCTCGAGGACGAGGGCCTGCCGATGGTCTCGGTGTCGATGAACTCAAGCGTCTGGGGACCGCTTACCGCCGAGATGCTCGCGGCAATCCGCGAAGGCCGGATGCGGAACGACGGCGATCAAAGACTTCGCGCGCACTTCCAGGCCGCCGAAACGAAGGACTCGCCCCACGGCGAGCGATTGCACGGCAAGGTCAAAGGAAAGGTGGACGGTGTGATGGCGACAGGCTGTGCGTGGGAGGTTGCTTTCAACTCGGACGCCTTGGATCGAGGGTCGGTCTACGACGATCGCGACATGGTGGTCCTGTGAGGGCGCTTCGCGCTTTGGCCGGCGAGGCGGACTCGATTGCGTTCGGCATCGGCTTCATCTTGCTGACGACCGGAGTGTCGCGGGTGAGCGGCCCCGCCGCCCTGATCCTGGCCGGCGTCGTACTCATGGTCCTGCCGTTCCTCGCCGGTAGGCGTCGATGAGCTTCTTCCAGACGATCTTCGGCCCGGTCTACGGGCCACGCCAGTATGGCTGGAGTTGGGCCGGCACGACCTACACCGGAGAGACGGTCAGCGTCGAACGGGCCCTGGGTTTGGTCCCTGTCTACAACGCCGTGAGCCAGATCGCGGGGGCAATCGCCAGCTTGCCGCTGATGGTCTACGAACGCGAGGGGCAATTCCGCAAGCCCGCCGAAGACGATGCCGCCTGGCATCTGCTCCATGAACAGCCGAATCCCGAGATGGCGGCCGACGAGTTCTGGGAATTGGCCGGCTCGCACATCGAGCTCTGGGGCAACGCCTTCATCTGGAAGAAGCCCGACCCCGATCTGGAAGCGGTAGCGGGGCAGCTCTGGGCGATCGCGCCGAGCCGGGTGAGAGTGAGCCGCGAAGAAGACGGCTCCCGTGGCTTCTGGATCGAAGGCAACCGCTACACCGAAAACGAGATTCTTCACATTCGGGCACTCTCGATGGACGGGCTGGTGGGCTACTCGCCGATCCAGCTGCACCGCAACCAGGTCGGCATCACCCAGGCAATGGAGCGCTTCCAGGGCACCTGGCTGAAGAACGAGGGCAAACCCGCGGTTCTGCTCGAACACCCGAACAAGCTGAAACCGGAGATTGCCGACCGCCTCCGCGCCAACTGGGATTCGATCAAAAGCGGCGGCACCGCTGTCCTCGAGGAAGGGATCACGGCCAAACCCTGGACGATGCCGCTGGAGGACGCCCAGTTCATCGAACAGATGGAGTTCTCCGACAAACGGGTGGCGCAGATGTTCCTGGTGCCGCCCGGCCGCCTCGGCACGAAGTCCGGCGACTCGCTGACCTACAAAACCACTGAGTCAGAGAATCTCCAGTTCGTCACCTACACCCTGCAGCGCCGATTGAAACGGATCGAGTCGGCGCTCAACCGTGACCGGGCAATCATCACCAGCCGCAAGCTGTTCTGCGAGTACCTGGTCGACGGGCTCCTCCGTGCCGACCTGAAATCGCGTTACGAAGCCTATGAACGGGCAATCAAATCGGGCTTCCTCACGGTCGACGATGTTCGCGCCAAAGAGAACCTTCAAGGGCTCGACTCCCCCCAGGCGCCCGAACTCCCCCCCGTCATCCCGCCACCGCCACCGTCCGAATAGGAGGACGCCCAGATGGACCGCAAGCACAAGGCCCTCACGGGGCTGAAGATCACCGACGCCACGAAGGGCGAGGTCGAAGCCATCTTCGCGACGCTGGATGTCAAGGACTCAGACGGCGACGTGACCCTGAAGGGCGCCTTCGAGGATGGCGCCGAGGTCCGGATCAGCGCCTACAACCACAAGTCCTGGGACGGAGCGCTCCCGGTCGGCAAGGGGACGATCACCGAGACCGGCGACATCGCCGTGCTGAAGGGGCAGTTCTTCCTCGACACCACCGCCGGCGCCGACACCTTCGAGGTCGTCAAGCAGCTGGGCGAGTTGCAGGAATGGAGCTACGGCTACGACGTGGTCGACTCCGAAAAGGGCACCAAGGACGGCGAGTCCGTCCGCTACCTGAAGAGCCTCAAGGTCCACGAGGTCTCCCCGGTCATCCTCGGCGCCGGGGTGGACACCCGCACTCTTGCCGTGAAGGGGGCCAAGCAGCTCCAATCCGATCTCCGCGAAGACCTCCAGGAGGCAGGCGAAGAGCGCTTCAATAGCGGTGGCGGCGAACAGAATCGCGTCTATGTCGCTGACTTCGACACCGACAACGGCTTCGTCATCTACGAAGTCTGGGATGGCACCGACTGGGATCTCTACAGCGTCTCCTACTCCCAGACCGACGACGAAATCACCCTCGGCGAGCAGCTGATCGAAGTCGAGCGTGTCACCACCTACACCCCGAAGTCGGGGCAGACCTTGCAGTTCAAGCGTCACATCGAAGCGGTCAAGAGCGCCGTCGATGGACTCAGTACCCGCGTCGCAGACGTCAAGGCGCTGCGAGCGAAAGAGGGCAAAGGCCTCGGCAACGGCTCCAAGGAGCTTCTGGCCGAGGTCGAGTCCAGCCTTACCAGCCTGCAGGAAGTCCTGACTCCGGAGGCTGACCCACAGAACACCGAGGCTGAGTCGCTCGCGCATGAGTACCTGCGCTTCGCGGCCCAGTCCATCTAACCAGGAGGAGTCCACACCATGGACACTGCGAAGCTGAAAGAGTTTCGGGGTCAGGCCGAGGAGCGGCGCAAGCAGCTCCACGAGATCTTCGAGCAGGCCGGCCCGGAGCTCGACACCTCGAAGGTGAAGTGCATCGAGGGCGACGACGCTGCGAAGGCGGCGAAGATCAAAGCCCTCAACGACGAGCTCTCCGAGATCGGCGAGAAGCTCCAGCCGCTCGAGGACGAGTACGCGGAGCTCGAGCGCGGCAAGCGGCACGCCGAGGAGTTCGCCGAGAAGAACGGCCATCCCCTCCCCGAGAAGGACGGCGACGGCGGCGGCGAGCAGAAGTCGCTCGGCGAGCAGTTCATCGAGTCCAAGGTCGGCGGCGAGCTGAAGGGCCGCGAGATCTCGATGGAGGACTTCGAGACCAAGGCTCTGTTCGAAACCGGAGCAGGGTGGGAACCGGAGTCGCTCCGCACGGGAGTCGTCATCGACAAGGCCACCCGGCCGATTCAGGTGATCGACACCGTGCCCGCGGGCAGCACAACGATGCCGGTCGTGAAGTTCATGGAAGAGACGACCTTCACGAACGCCGCGGCCGAGAAAAAAGAGGGGGAAGCTTTCCCGGAAGCCGCCCTCAAACTCGCGGTGGCGGAAAGCCCGGTTCGCAAGATCCCGGTGTTCCTGCCCGTCACCGATGAGCAGCTCGAAGATGTCGCCCAGGCACAGGGCTACATCAACCGGCGCCTGCCCTTCATGGTCAGGCAGCGGCTCGACGAACAGATCCTGGTCGGCAACGGGGCCAATCCGAACCTGAAAGGCTTTCTGGAAGCCACTGGCGTCCAGACCCAGGCCAAAGGTGCGGACCCCTCGCCCGACGCGATCTACAAAGGCATGGTCAAGGTCCGGGTCACCGGCCGCGCCGTGCCGAGCGTCGTCTACATCCACCCCAACGACTGGCAGCAGATCCGTCTGCTCCGGACCGAACAGGGCATCTACATCTGGGGCAACCCCTCGGAAATAGGCCCGGAACGGATCTGGGGCCTGCCGATCGTCCAGACCGACGCGATCACCGAAAACACCGCATTGGTTGGCGACATCGCCAACTACACGGAACTGGTGACGCGCCGGGGCATCGAGCTGCTCGTCTCGAACTCTCACGAAGACTTCTTCGTGAAAGGCAAGCAGGCGGTCCGGTGCTCGATCCGCGTGGCGCTCGTGGTCTACCGCGGCACCGCGCTCTGCAAGGTCACCGAAATCTAGGAACGCTGAACGGGGGGTCGCCTTCGGGCGGCTCCCCGCTGCGGTTCCTGACCGGCAGAGCTGCCGGTCCCGGCTCGAAAGGAGTTCCCTGAATGACAGTCATCGAGGAAACCAACAAGCTCGGTGTCGGGCGGCTTGGCCGCGCCACATCGAAGCGGGCTGTTGCCCAGTACGACAGCGCCATCGACTCCAAAGAAGTCGGGTCGATCACGCTCCGCGGGGACACGATCCCCAAAGGTGCCGTGATCATCGACACGCTGATCCACGTCCAGACCAAACCGGAATCCGGCGGGGAAGCGACGATCCTCATCACCGCCGAGTCCGAAGGCGACGTGCAGGCGTCGAAAAAAGTGGCGGAAGCCCCCTGGTCGACCGCGACGCCGAAGCGTGGGGCGGTGACCGCGACCAGCACACCGATCACCACCACCGCCGCTCGCAGCATCGTGGCGAAAATCGGCACAGCCGCCCTCACCGCCGGCAAGTTCACGGTGGTCGTCGAGTACCTCGACATCGCCTGATGGGCGACTCGCTGCTGGTCTGGGTCACCGATGATGGGACCGTTGTCCCTGCTGGAGACCCGGAGGCCATGTATCCGAAAGAGGTGGATCTGGACACCGCCGCTGAGCTCGGCTTCGTTGAAGCTGGGCAGGAGCACAAGCAGGCCCCAAAGGTCGCGGATAAGCAGGGCAGCGCGAGCCCGAAGAAGGCTCCGAAGCCTGCCGAGAAGCGCAAACCGGCGAAGAAACCGGCGAAGAAGCGCAGCGCGGCGAAAAACAAGCAGCGGGCCGCGGCGAAAAACAAGAAGGGCTAACCATCCATGGTCCTCAAGGGGGTCCCGACCAATATCCGTGCGCTGATCACGGACGCGGATGGCAGACCTGTCCCCAAAGAAACGGCCGTCAAAGTCACGATCGTCAAGGACTCCGACGGGTCGACGGTGGTCAACGAAGCGGGAGCGGGGAAAACCGACGAAAACGGGATCGCCACTTACGAACTCGCCGCCCAGGGCTCCCTCGACCGGCTCACGGCCACCTGGAAAGCGGGCCCTTCGACCTTCACCACCTACGAGGAGATCGTCGGCGCCCGCCTCTGTTCCTTCGCGCAGGTCACAGAAGAGATCAGCGGCTCCGAAGTCCTCACCGACGAAAAACTGAGGATCGCCCGGGACATCGCTGAGTATCTGCTCGAAGACGAAAGCGATGTTGCCTTCCGGCCCCGCTATGCCCGCGAGACCCTCGACGGGAGTGGGGTGCAGAAGCTGCGGCTCTCCCATCCGAAAGTCATCAGCCTGCGGTCGGTGTCGCTTGAAGGGGAAGCCCTGACGATCGGGGACCTGAGGCTCTACCCGGCCGGCGGGGTGATCTGGCGCGAACAGGGCTGGACCACCACGACCCCGCAGAACGTCGTAGCGATCTACGAGCACGGCTTCCCCTCCCCGCCGGCGGGGGCTGCGCGGGCCTGCGCCCTACTGGCGCGCCATATCGCGGTCAAGCGGCTCTCGAACCTCGATGACCGCGCCACGGCCTACAGCACCGAAGAGGCGACCTACGCGCTGATCACCCCGGGGGTGCGGGGCATGGTCACCGCCATTCCTGAGGTGAATGCCTTCCTCGAGGCCAACCAGTTCGGGGGGATCTACTAGATGGCCGACTCAGCGCTCGAACGGGTCACCGAGAAACTGCAGAAAACTCTGGAAGCAGCTGCACCGCTCAAAGGCATCCCCGTCATCTGGGGGCCGCCCGTGGGCGACGACCGGCCCGCCGAGTTCGTCTCGGTCGGCTTCGGGCCCAATGGAGAGAGCGGCGATGCCGAACGGAATTGGGGGCCGATCGGTGCCGGCCAGCTCGAGGAGGACCTGACGATCGAGCTCCAGGTGGAGTCATCGGGCCACGACGGCACCGATCTGAAGGGGGCTTACACCCGATCCTTTGAAATCGCCGCGGACGTCGAGGCGGCGATCCGTGCGGACATCACCCTCGGCGATCTGTTGCTGCTCCCAGCTCGCCTGTCTCGCTGGCGCGGGCGCTACTTCCGCGCAGACAAAGTACGCGGCCACCGCGTCTTTCTGACGCTGACGGCACAAGCCCGAATCTAACCCGCCCAAGGAGGCTTTCCATGAAGGTGAAATTCACAGAGGGCCCCTCGGCCCTGGTGCTCCCCGACGGAACCGTTGTCGAGCGCGACGAGTCGGTCGAGGTCAACCCGGAGCTCGGCAAGCAGCTGGTCGACCAGGACTGGACCGACGTCGACGGCGTGTTGGGCGAGCCGGAGGCCCTGAGCAAGCTGAAGCGCGGCGACCTCGAGGCCAGGGCGGCCGAGCTCGGTGTCGAGTCGCCAGACAAGCTCGCAAACAAGCAAGAGGTCATCGACGCGATCGAGGCCGCCGAATCCGAGAAGGAGACGAAGTAAATGACCAGATCAGGGATCAGCTCTCAGCTCGGCATCGCGACCGAGGAAACGGTCGGGACCTACAAAGCTCCGACGACCTTCCTGCCCTTCGAGAACGAGGGGCTGGAACTGACGAAGAACTACGTCGAGAGCAAGGGCCTGCGGGCCGGTGCCCAGGTGCAGGCCCAGGGTCTCCATAAGGCGACCACGCGAACAGTGGCGGGCCCCTTCTCGATGGAGTTCCTCGACACCGGGATGGGGAAAATCCTCAACCTGCTGCACGGCAACGTCGTCACCCCGGAAAAATCCGAAACCAAAACCTACAAACAGAAACACGAAATCGGGAAAGCGGGCAAAGACCCTTACGGCAAGGCGCTGACGATCCAGGTCGGCCGCCCCGACACCGCCAACACGGTGCAGCCCTTCTCCTATGTCGGCTGCAAGATCGCCTCGATCACCTTCGCCGTCGCCGCCGGCGGGACGCTGATGATCACCCCTTCGATCATCGGCATCGATGAGAAAACCGGGGAAGCGCTGGCCGTCGCCGCCTACGCCGCGGAATTCAATCCGTTCGTGTTCGAAAAGATGGAAGTCAAAATCGGCGGCGCCAAAGTCGCCTATGTCCGGGACATCACGATCACCGTGGGCATCCCGCAGAGCGTCGACCGGATGAACCTGGGCCAGTCCGGGGTCATCCTCGAGCCGATCTTGAACGATCAGGTGACGATCGACGTCGGGGCGACTCTGGAATTCGCCTCCCTCGCGAACCACACCCGGTTCACCTCTGAGGAAATCGTGGAACTGGCGCTGAACGGCACCGGCAAGACGATCGAGGCCGCCAACAAAGCCGAAGCCAATTTCACCATCAAAGCCGCGAAGCAGGTGAACTCGGGGGTCGCTGTCGGCGGCCCCGACATTCTCACCCAGAGTGTCACGTTCAAAGGGCTGGACAACGGCGTGAACGCCCCGCTGATAATCGAAACCAAAAGCGAAGACGCTGCGTTGTAGGTGGCAGTAACCCCGCCGCTTCCCGCCAAACTGGCGTTCGAGCGACTCACCCTCGCCCTCCGGGCGATTGAGAAGGACACCGAAAAGGAGCTGAACAAAGCCCTGCGCGATCTCGGCAACGAGGTCCGCGACAAGATCCGTGGCTCCGCCGCATCGCCGTTTCTCACCGGCCGTCTTCGGAAGTCGATCAGGACATCGGTGCGCGGAAAGTCACAGGTCAGCCTCTACTCCACGTTGCCCCAGGCTCCTGTTTGGGAGTACGGAGGCACGATCAGGCCGAGGGGGGTGCCGATCACGATCCCGAAAACCAACTTCGTCACAGGGGTCGTGCTTGCGGAGGGCGATGACTTCGATGAACGGATCGCCGACAAGTTCGACGAGATCGCTCACCGCCACGGCTTCTTCGGATAGCTGTCTCAAAACGTACCCCCTGGCCGTGATTTCACGACGGGCGCGGCTGGGGGGTGCGACCTGTCGTGAACCCGTCGACGAAGGAGACACAGATGGCCAAAAAGGCCGACACCGTTAGCAGATTCGAGCTTGACGGCGAGACCCTGGAAATCGACATCGCCACCCTCACCTTCGGCGAGATCGAGTTCGTGGAGACGTACTTCAACGGGCCTCTCGAAGCGATCCCCTGGGGGTCCGGCAAGGGGGTGCTGGTAATCGCGGCCCTCGCCAAGGCGCGCAAGGCGAAGCTGCCGATCCCGGTGGCAATGGATGACCTCCGCGACATCGAGCTCGGGGCGCTCAAGGACGCGCCGAAACCCAAACGCCCTACCAAGACCCCCGCCGACTCTGGCACCCAGGACTAGCCAGCGCCTTCGGGGTGCAGGAGTGGGACATGGACTCGATCACGCCACGAGCACTGAAAGCGATGAATGACGAGCTGAAAAGGAGAGCAATGGAGGCCGGCTAAGTCCGACCTCTTTTTATAGCCGATGGCCACCCGTACGCTCAATGTCCTTCTGACAGGAGATGCGACGGCGCTGAAAGCGTCGTTCCTCTCCGCGGCGAAAGGCGCGCCCGGCGTCGTCGGCGCCGTGGCTGCGGTTACCGTGGCTGCCGGAGCCGCGGGCAAGGCCCTCTACGACATCGGCGGCGAATTCGAGCATGCCAACAACATCATCCGAGCCGGGACTGGGGCGACAGGCAAACACCTGAAGAAGCTCGAGGATGACTTCAAGTCGGTCGTCTCCCACGTGCCGGCGAGCTTCGAAGAAGCCGCCACTGCCGTCACCGAACTGAACAAACGCCTCGGCCTGACCGGCAAGCCACTCCGCGAGAGCTCGCACCAGTTCCTCGAACTCTCGCGGATGACGGGCAGCGATCTCCAGGGCAACATCAAAGGCGTCGCCCGTGCCTTCGAAGACTGGGAAGTCTCGACCAAGAAACAGGGGCCGGTGCTCGACGAGTTCTTCCGCGCCTCCCAGAAATCCGGGGGCTCGGTCGAAGAACTCGCCGAACAGGTCAACAAATTCGGGCCGCAGCTCCGCAACCTCCACATCCCGCTGGGCAAATCCATAGCCCTGTTCGCCTCCTTCGAAAAAGCCGGGGTGAGTAGTTCGAAAATGGGGATGGCGCTCAACCTCGCCTTCAAAAACCTCGTCCACGGCACCACCCAAGTCCCCGAGAAAATAGCCCCCAAGGACACCGGGAAGAAAGTCCTCGAAATCTTCAAAGGGATGGAAAGCGGCGCGGTCTCGGCCAACCGTGCCTTCGAAGTCTTCGGCTCGAAAGGCGGCGGCGCCCTGATCCAGGCCATCAAACAGGGCCGCTTCCACGTCGGCGAATTCCAGAAGGCGATCGAAAACAGTAAAGGGGCAATCGACAAAACGGGCGAAGCGACGAAAACCACCAGCGACCACTTCGCCGAACTGGGGAACAAGCTGAAAGTGCTGGTCGCCCCGGCCGCGGAATTCGTCTACGACTCGATCAACAAGCTCGCCGGCGCCCTGGCGAAAGTGAACTTCAGGAAGCTACTCCGCGAGGCGGGGCCGACCTTCCGCGAAATCGGGGACATCGTCAAGCAGATGGCGGGCGTCATCGGGCCGGTGATCGGGGACGCGCTCAAGGGCGCCGCGCAGTTCTTCAAGGGCTTTGCCCAGGTCGTCAAAGGGGTCGTCGAGGTGATCTCCGGCCTCCTCCACGGCGAATTCGGCAAGGCATGGCAGGGCGTCAAGGACATCTTCTCCGGGGGTGTCAAGGCGACTATGGGCATCCTGCGGGCCATCTCGGCCCCGATCCGGGCGATTGTCGGGGCGGTCGGCGGTGCGATGGGCAAGGGCTTCTCGGCCGCGTGGGACACGGTGACGGGCATCTTCAAGACCGGCAAGGAAGCCGTGGTCGATGTCCTCAACACGATCATCGAAGCGATCAACGTGATCCCGGGGATCAGCATCGGGACCATCGGGGGCAGTGGCGGGGGCGGTTCGCCGGTCAAGCATCAATACCCGACTCGCAAAGCCCACGAAGAAGCGGGGCACCATTACAGCGGCGGCGCAATCACCCGCCCGACAGCAATCGTCGGCGAGGAGGCCCCCCAGCACCCCGAGTGGGTAATCGCCACGAACCCTGCCTACCGCCGCAACAATCTCAGCTACTGGGCGCAGGCGGGCCACGATCTCGGTGTCCCGGGCTTCCTCAGCGGCGGGAGCATCGCCAGCGGCATCGGCAGCGCGGTCGGCACGGCGATCTCGAGCCTCCCGATGACAGGGGGCACGCCGAGCGCCGCCACGGCCTCGTCGGTGATCGGGAACCTCCCTACGCCGCACCTTCCCCAGCCCTTCACCGGCCTCGGTCCCTGGCTGATCTCGAAAGTCACGAACTGGATCAAGAGCCAGTTCGAAAGCGTCGTAGGGGGCGGGGGCGGCTCGAAGGGCCCCAACGGCGTCGGCTCCTTCATGGGACTGCCGATGGCCGACTGGGTGATCGAATCGCTCCGCTTCGCCCAGGGCAAGGGCGTCCCGGTTCGCCCGACCTCAGGCTATCGCCCGGGCTATGACCCGCACACGGCCTCCGGCCACTCCGAACACTCAGGGACGCAGTACCCGCACGGCGCCGTTGACTTCGGCGGCTTCACGGACCCCGCCGCCCTCGCGATGAAGATGGGCGTGGTCCACGCCACGGCGGGTTTCAAGTACCCGCTGCTCGCCCCGATCGGCTTCCACGACGACGGCCACGCCTCGGGCACCGGGCACTACAAGGGCGGCCTCCTGGGTCGCTTCGCCAAGGGCGGACGCCTCCCCTCCTGGGTGCATGGCTCGGGCTCGCTGAACGCCGACCAGCTCGCCTCACTTGCCCACTATGTCGGCGCAAAGAACCCAGGCCTGATGTCGCAGATCGCCCAGGCTGAGTCCGGGGGGAACCCTCACTCAATGGGCGGTGAAGGCGACAAGGGCCTCTGGCAGATCATCCCCTCCACGGCCGCTGCGTTCGGGATCAACTATGGCGGCCTCTTTGACCCCTTGGCCAACGCGATCGGGATGAAGAAGATCCTCGATGGGCAGGGCATCAATGCTTGGCACACCTACACGAGCGGGGCCTATAGCGGCTATTCGAAGGGCAGCATTTCTCCCCTGGGAAGCACCGGAGGCGGGGGGGCGGGCGGCAGCGGCTCGGGCGCTAAGAAATTCACCCCGCACATCGGCATTGGCAAAGCCCAGAACGCCGGGGGTGTCTCCCGTCACACCGCCCTCACGGTCGGCGGCCTCAGCCCCTCAGCCCTCTCCGCCGCGGCCGGCGCGCTCCCTCCGGCCCTCCAGGCCATGCTCAAAGCCCCGGGCATCGGCTATGCCGGGCAGCTCGCAATCGCCGAACAGGCCGCGACCATCGCCCAGGGGACCGAAGGCACGGCCGACGACGCAGCCGCCCGGGCTTTCGAGGGTGAACTGCTGGAAGGCCAGAAAGGTCGCCTCCAGAAACAGCTCACCCGCCTCAACGCGAAACTGAAAAAAGGCGGCATGACCGCCAAAGCCCGGGCCAAAGTCCTCGCCAAACGGGAAGAAGTGCAGGGCGAACTGCTCGGAGTCGAAGGCAGCATCGCGGGGCTGTCGGGCGAAGGCGAAGAAACCGCCCAGAAACAGATCGAAGCCACCGAAGCCCTCACCGCCGCCCTGCAGGAACACACGCAGGCCGAGCAAGACCTGGCTAACGAAATGAAACAGACCCGCGAACTGAGCGAGCAGGCGATGTCTACCAGCTCGGCGGTTGCGTGGCGGGCGCTTGCCGACATGCTCTCTGGGAACCTCGGAGCGCGAACCCTCGCCAGCGCCCAGACGGCCGGCGCCGGCGGGGTGGGGAGCTTCTAGATGACCTCCTCGCTCGAGCAATTTTCCCTCGCGGGCCTGGCGCTGAACGATGGGGTGAACTTCACCCTTGAAAGCCTGGTCTTCACACCCGCGGCCAAGAAGCCGCTATGGGCCTCGAACGCCAGCGCGGACGGGGATGCGCTGGTGCAGGAATCCCACTACTCGAACGCAACCTTCGACCTGCAAATACGGGTAGGGCCCGCGGCGAGCACCGACGCGGCCTTCATCCTGCTCGGGCAGCTACAGGACGCTCTCCAGGCCGCCGAACGGGCCGAAGGCGGCGTGGAAACCCCCTGGACCCCGGCCAACTCGCCGCGCACCTACACCGCCTACACGACGCTGGCGGAAATGTCGGAACTGCCGGTGACCCCCACCGGAGAACTTGCGGGGTGGTTCATCAAGTCCCCGGTCATCAAGGTCAAACTGACCTGTCGCCCCTTCCTCTACACCGAAGAAAAGGTGGTCAAGGCGGCGACCGAATCGGCGGCCGAACCGCTACAGGTGCTCTATGCCGCGTGCGGGGGCGATGTCCCGGCGGAGGCGCGGCTCAAGGTCACCGACAAAGCCAGCCAGAGCCGGCGCTACGCGGAGTTCGGGCGCGAGCTGGTGGCGAGCGAAGCGGGGAACCCCGCAGTCCTGCTCACCGCCGCAAACCTCGTCGTCACGAACTTCTCGGGCTCCTCGACCACCCGCTCGGGGGCCTTCTCCGAAGAAAAAGTGAAACGCGCCACCGCCGTTTCCCAGGCCACGACGATGTGCGGGACCGGCCTGATTAAAAACGTTGGCTCCTACAGGGTCTACGCCCGCGTGTTCACCGGCTCCGAACAGGCCCGCTTCCGCATGGCCTACCGCAACGGCGAAGGACCGCTGATCCCGATCGCTAACCCGGGTTTCGTCCAGCCTTCTGTCCTCGAATTCGCCCGCATCTTCCTGGGCGAGATCACCCTCGACAAGGCGCTCCTGGGCGAACAGAAAGCCGAACTCCGCGTCGAAGTGAAGTCGGCAAACGGGGAACCGATCGAAGTCGACCTCAACTACCTCGAATTGATCCCGTCGACCAAGGGCAGCGCTCGAGCGCGAGGGCAAGCGAACAACAGCCCGACCAAGCTGCTCGCCTACGACACGTTCCTCCAGGCCGAAGCAAACCTCGACGCACCGGTCGCGATGCCTCTCGGCGGCAACTGGGCGGAGGCGAGCAAAACCGGAGCGGCGGGATTCAAAGTCATCGCAGCGAACCATTGGGCCGAACGGACCGCGAAAGAAGACGGCCTTCTGACGACCGGGTCTTTCGCGCTCGCGGGAACGGAAGAACCTACCACCTCCAAGGTGTCGGTGGAACTGTGGTCGAGCAAGGTGTGGCAGGGGTTGAGTGTCTTTCGCCGCGGGGTCTTCCTGCGCTACGTCGACACATCGAACTGGCTGATGGCCTATATCACCAGCTTCAGCGGGGTGCCGTATTACTACCTCGCCCTGACCAGAACGGTGGCGACCGTACCGACGACCATTCTCAAACAGTTGCCCACCGAATTTTCCCAGCCAAGCGCACATATGATCGTGTCCCTTCAGGCCGATGCGGCAGGAATATTCCGAGCATGGTGCTACCTCGCGGGCGGGAGCGCTGAGCCGGCGCCGCTGACCGAAGGTCAGAGCTCTGTCCTGGCGACGGGCGGGACCCTGGCGAAAGGCAAGGGCGGCTTCTACGACGCTTACACCGGCGCGGAAGCGGGCATACCCCGCGTCTTCGACAACTTCAGCCTCCTCGCGGGCGAACCCGCCAACGTGGTCCTCTACTCGGGCAAAACCGGCGAGATCCGCAGCGACGGTTACCAGCGCCAGGACGAATCGGGCACCTATTACGGCGAGATCCCACAGAGGGGCGCGCAGCTCTACCTAGACCCGATGGGGGTCTCGATCCTAGAGACGAACCTGGTACCGAATCCGAACTTCGAGGTCAACACGGCCAAATGGGTAGGCGGGGCCGGCGGCTTCCGAACGAATACCGGCGCCACCCTCACCCGCGACACCGGCCAGCATCAGGACGGCGTGGCCGCGGCCAAACTGGTCACACCGGGCGTCAAAAGCTCAGAGGGGCTCGACCTTGAACAGGTGCTCCCGGTTGTGTCGGGCATCACCTATCGCATCTCCGCGTATGTGAAAGGGAACGCGGGGGGTGAGTCGCTCCAACTGGTGGTCGGTGACGCTGCGGTCGGCTCGGCAACCAAAAGCTTCGTGGCGACCACTGGGTTTCAGCGCATCGACGTCAGCCTCACCGCGGCGGCGTCCGGTAATACCGGAGTCGCCGTTCGCACAAATGGCACCGCCGCCGTCACCTTCTGGGTCGACGCGGTTCTCTGGGAGAAAAGCGAAGCACTCAACCCCTACTTCCCGACCGCCGCGCAGCTCGAAGCGGGCATCGCCACATGGACGGGCGCTTCCAACGAAAGCGCCTCGAACCTGCTCTCGGGACCGGGGGGGCGGATCAACCGCCTCGTCGTTGTGGCCCGCAGGAACGACGTCGAGGTCGAGGCCGATGCCAACGTGACCGACAAACATCAAATCGAAGTGCTGGCGCGCGAACGGTTCCTAGCGCCGCGCTAGAAGCTCCATTCTACTCGGCGTGCATACACGTCAACCGTGAGGGGCAGTTCGATTGGGATCGGGTTCACCTTCGAGCACCCGGCCGTCTTCTATCCGCTGCCTGGCCTCTTCAACGGTTGACCGTGGTTCGAATTGCCGAAGCCACACCGGACGCCGCCGGAGAGTTTGCGGGGAGGGTCAAGAGCGCCGCCATGACTCCGATCAAAAGCACCCGCCTCATTTTGCCCTCAACATCATTCGCTTCTCGCCCCCCGTAATCGCCACGATGACCCAAACGATTCCCCACAGCCCGGCGGTGAGGACCGTGAGGATCAGGTGTAATAGGTGATTAGGCCGGTGACCCTTGACGATCACTGCTTGAGTATCGGTCTGGGACTCGACGCGCCATCCTTGCCGCGTGTGGCGCTGGATCTTCTCTGTTAGGTCCAACTGCCCGCTCGGATAAGGTGTGTCTGTCATCGGAACCTCAATTCTGATGGCCGGCCCCGGGACGTGTAGCGCGTAGCCGGGGCGTTTTACGTGGTCAAGGCCACCCTAGCGCGTTCCCGCCCCCCGCGGCCCAAGTCCTACCCAAGTCTGGAGGAGCACCCCTTGCGTATCGCCACGGAGAAGTTCAACGTGTGGCCCATCTCGGGTGCCACGATCGCGGGCTCGGTCACCGAAGATGTAGCCCACGCCCGCAGCGGGGCCTGCGCGAAATGCGCCGCCAGCGGCGCCAATACCGTCACCTATGCAATCACCCCGGCGCTCGGGACGACCTACTTCTACCGCTTCGCCCTCCGCCTCTCCGCCTTTCCCGGCGCCACACAGTCCCTCTGCCAGTTGAAGGACAACACCGGCACCGTGCTGGAAATCGCCTCGACCTCTGCGGGGAAACTGGAATTCTGGAACGCGGTTACCTCCACCCATCCGACCGGCACCAAGAACCTCGAAGCCGAACGCTGGTATGTGATCGAGGTCATGCTCCTGATCCCGGGGGCGGGGAACGGCACCTTCGTGGCCAAAATCGACGGGGAAACGGTCGCCACCGAACAGTCGATGAACTTCCGCAACCTCGGCGTCAAAGCGGTCCAGCTCGGGAATATCAACTCGCAGGCCAACATCGTCTACCTGGACGACTTCGCGATCAACGACAGCACCGGCACCACCTCGAACCTCTGGGTCGGAGTCAACGATCCAGTGCCGCCCACCTGGTCCCCGACCCGCGCTTACTGGGGGGCGATCATGGACGGCGACGTCTACTCGATCGGGCAAGCGGACGCGCCCTACCTCGCCGCCACTCAGAACAAATTCGAGGAACACGCCGGGCGCGCCGCTGGGATCGTCTCCTACTCGGACCCCTGGCTGACCTGGGATGGCTTCGGGGTCGGCGCCACCGATGCGGTTCATGCTCGGGGCTGCATTCCGCTGAAGTCGATCGGGGGACCGGAAGGCGTCCTGACGAAAACGCTGGAAGGCCAATACGACGTCGAAATCGCAGCATGGGCCGCCGCCGCCTCGGCCTCCAAGCACCCAATCTTCTTGCGGCCGTGGTGGGAGATGAACACCGCCTCCTGGCCATGGGCCGGCCAGTCGAACTACGTCGAAGCCTGGCGCTACCTGCATTCCAAGGTCGCGCCCACCGCCCAGAACGTCACCTGGGTCTGGTGCCCCAACGTGCTCGGGGGGGTAACCGACTTCGAGCGCTACTACCCGGGCGATGCCTATGTCGACTGGGTAGGGCTGGATGGCTATTCGGGCGAAAACCCGTTGAAGAAATTCGGCTGGCGAGCTGCGACGCCGCTGTTCAAGCCGAGCTACGAACGCGCTCAGGAAATCGCCCCGTCGAAGCCGCTCATCATCTGCGAGACGGCAGCGTCGGAGATCGGCGGCACGAAGTCCACCTGGATCACCGACCTCCTAGGGACCAGCCTGCAGACCAACATGCCCGCCGTCAAGGCGGTGGTCTGGTTCAACTGGAACATCCCGCAGGGAGAAGGCCGACTGGACTGGCCGATCGAGAGCTCCGAAGCGGCCCAGAAAGCCGCCAAGGAAGGGTTCGCGTCCTCCTTCTACGTCGACCCGCCCGCGAGGGCTCTCGCCGATGGCCTCAAGGTCTACCCCTACGGCGAAGAACCGAAGCCCACCCCCGTCCGCAAACCGGCCCTTGAGCTGGACGTCGAGGTCGAAACCCCGAATGGAGACTTCCGCCGCGCCAGCAATTCGAGCAAGGCTGCGACACGGCCCCTGGGGCTCAGCTTCGGCACCCAGAGGGGTGACGGCTTCGGCACCGGGGGCTACGCACTCAACCGGCCGATATTCAAGGACTACCCGGACCTCAACCTCCTCGATACCCACCGCTTCGTCGGGCGCAATGGCGAGATCGCCTACGAGGGCCGCCACCACTCCAATCCGCGCACCAACAGCCCGCAGCAGCAGATCGCCGTCGCGCTGGTCGGCTGGGCCACCTACCTAAAGTCGCGCAAGATCGCCCCATTGATAATCGATCGCCGGCTCGCGGGCTGGGAAGGGCCATCGACCCAGCGCCAGGGTGAACTTCTGACCGGCGGAGCGCGCCCGGAGGGGCAGATGAGCGCGGGATGGCGGTCCGAAGGCCCCAAAGCGCCGGGCATCGTGTTCACCTTCGCCCGTTTCGATGGCACCTATAAGGAGAACGGTGAGGCCTGGTTCTACGCGGGCGGGGAGGACATCGGTGCGCTTCGCTACGACTTCTCACCACTGGGCGGCGAAGGAGTCGATGCGACCTGGGAAGACCGCGCCCGCCTGTCCTCGAACGACCTGAGCACCTCCAGCGATCCCGGCACCGACCACGATCAGACCGCCGCAAGCAACCAAGCGGTGAGTGCGACGACATCGGGCCGGAAGTTCGCGTTGGTTCAGTCCCAATACCTCGGGGTCGCCACCGGAGATATTCGAGCGGTTCATGGATGGCTGAACCCTCGCGTCATTGGTAGGCACGGCCTGACCGCCCGCGGCAGCGAACCGGAAGAGGGCTACTACCTCTCCGAGATTATCGAATACATCCTCGCCACCTATTACCCGAAGCTCAAGTGGGGGGGGCAGCCGAACACCTTCCCGGTCACGCAGGCCACCTGGCACGACAACCCCTCCTTCGGCTACGACATCCTGCAGCAGCTCCGAGAACTGGCGCTCTGGGAAATGGGCGTCTGGGAGAACCGCACCTTCAAGTTCGAACAGAATGACCTGACCACCTATGACTGGCAGATCCGCACCGACGATCCGGGTGTCGAAGTCCGCTTCGAGGGCGACTCAATCGAAAACTTCGCCAACGGGGTCACGGTCTCCTACACCGACCTGCTCAGCGGCAAGTCCCGCATCCTCTACCCGTCCGAACACTCTGAACTTCGGGACGAATCCGAATCGAACCCGGCCAACCAGCAGGGCGAGGCGCTGTGGACCGATACCACGGTTCCCTGGTCCTGCACCGAAGCCGAAGCCATACAGTTCGGCCGCGCCTTCCTGGCGGAATACAACCGTCCGAAGCGGCCCGGGACCTATCGGATCTCGGGCGGCTACATCCAGGATTACGCCGGGCACTGGCACCAGGGCTGGAAACCGCGCTGCGGGGAAACCCTCGGAATCCTCGACCACCCGGCCGACGAACCGCGGCTGATCTATGCGACCACCTGGGACGACGAATCGAAATCGCTCGACATCACCGTCGACGGCCCCGAGCAAACCCTGACGGCGATTGTGGCCCGCCACGAGATCGCCATGCAGTCGCGCAACTGACCTGACCCCCCGATTCCGCGAGAGGAGACCAGCACCTGGTGGAAGATCTCGAGACCCGCGTCACCCAGATCGCGACGAGCCTCTGGGGGCCCTATGGCAACAACGGGTTGAGCCGAACCAACCAAGAACATGGCCGGCAGATCGGCGAGCTCTACGAGAAGACCGAAAACCTGAACACGAACCTCGAGCGGCGGATGGGGGCGATCGAGACGAAGATCGAGGAACGTATAGGGGGGCTCTACCGCCTCGTCGCGACTTTGATGGTCACGGTCGTGGCCGGAATGATCGGCACGATCATCATGTTGGTGGTGACTCGGGGGTGAAGAGCTTCGGTCGCTGGCTTGTCGAGACCAGAATTGGTCGCACCCTCTTCCGGGTCAGCGCGATCGTACTCGGTGCGCTTCTGATCTTCCTTGGCATCTCCGCCGAGGTCAAGCGGGAAACCCGCTCGATCGTGCACCGCATCGTCGTGCTCGAGCACGTACGGCCGATCGACGTCCTCCGCACCTGCCTGCGAACTCCCAGCTGCCGGCGCCTGGTCGCCGATGCGCCGAAGCTCTCGGCGCACCTAAAGGGGGGTGATGCCCTCCAGCCTTCCCACCAGGGAGGCCAGCAACCGAGCCCGCCGAAGGGCGGGCACCATGGCAGCGGGCATGGCAAGCACACGCCGCATACCCCGGCGGGGCCCGCGGGCCCTGAACCGACTCCGTCGACTCCGGCGGAACCCGCTCCTGAAGGCCCTACCGGCCACAAAGGACCCGAAAAGACTGAACCAGGCCCGGTCGGCAAAGCCGTCGGCCAGGTAGGGGAAGCCGTCAAGGGCGTCGCCGAAGACGTCCACGGCAAAGCCTGCGGCCTAGTCCCCGACTGCTGATCTCGACCGGCAGAGCTGCCGGTCCCTAACCGAAAGGAGGCCCGCCATGCGGCGGACCACCCTCGCTGCGCTCTGCGCGCTTCTAGTCCTACTCGGCGGCGCCCGGAGTGCGACTGCCTTCACCAACGGAGACGCGCCGGCGAGCGCGATGTCGCCGATCGCAACCGGCGTCCATTGCACCCCGCTCGAGGGGCAGCTCGAAAACCACGCGGCCGCGGCCTTCAACTCGATGGCGCTCGGCGCCGGCCAGAGGCTGGCGATCAACGGCTGCGACTCGGCCTACCGACCCCTGGCTCGCCAGGACTACTACCGCGAATACTGGTGCGCCCTCGGCAGCTGCGGCAACGCGGCGATCCCAGGGACCTCCAATCACGGCCTCGGCCTGGCGATCGACGTCAGCCAGGCGACCCGCGGCTACATCGACCTTCACGGGAAGCGCTACGGCTGGTGTAAGTGCTGGTCCGATGCCCCGACCGAGTGGTGGCACATCAAATGGAACGCGGTCTTTCACCGCCCCAATCCTGGGACGAACCTCCACGACCCGATCCTGCGGCTGCATTCCGGCGGCCCCGGCCAGGGCGTCTACGTCCGCAAGGTCCAGAAGCTGCTCCGTGGCCACGGCGACAAGAGCGTCACGGTCGACGGCGAGTTCGGCCACTCGACCAAGGTCGCGGTCGAACACTTCCAGCACGCGCAGTACTTGAAGGTCAACGGGATCGTCAGCCCGCGGGTCTGGAAGCGCCTGCGCCGGCCGCTCTCCAAGCCGATCAAGACAACTCCGAAGCATGTTCCCCACACGGCCAAGGCGCCGCCGGCGGTCAAGCACCCGAAGCACCACAAGCCGAAGAAGAAGCACCGGCACCACCACAAGCCGAAGGGCCCGGCCTGGGGCATCGACGTCTCTTCCAACAATGGGGAAATCGACTGGGGAGCAGTCCGCCACGCCGGCGCCAGTTTCGCCTGCGTCAAGGCCTCCGAGGGTCAGGACTACGTCGACTTCGGCTTCGGCCGCAAGAAGATGCGTGCCGTCACCGAGGCGGGCCTGGTGCCCTGCGTCTACCACTACCTTCGGCCCAGGGCCGACCGCACAGGCGCCCGGGAGGCGGCCTGGTTCACCCAGGTGGTCGGACACGCCGGCTATGGCAAGGGCTTTCTGCCGCCTGTCCTCGACGTCGAGACGAGCGAGCTCAACCCACAGGCGACCTGTCGCTACGTCGGCTCCTTCCTGCGCCTGGTGCGCCGCAACCTCGGAGTCAAGGCGATCGTCTACACCTACCCGAGCTTCGCCCAGACCTACTTCTCGAGCTGCAGCTGGC